GAACTATGAAGAAGCAAAACACACGCATGGCTAAATGGAAGAAAGAACAACAATTAGAAAGACGACAAAACTCTAAACGTGGTCGTGGTCGTTCTATAAGTTCTTACAAGAGAGCTAAGAGTCAGTAATGTCTTTACGTGGTAAACTATTAAGAAAAGTTGTCGGTAAGAAACTCGGCAAGAAGGTGGGGAAGTCAGCAATGACCCCCGCCAAGAAAAGAGCTTTGGCAAAAGCTGTAAAGGCTTCTGCTATGAAAAGAAAGAAGGGTGCCGGAATAAGTCCAATTAAGACCAAATTGAGACTATCTGGAGGAAAGCCTAAAGCTTCTCTCGCTAAGAGAAAAGCAAAAGCAGTAAAACGTAGTGCTAAGTATGACGATAAGGCTCAAGCAGTCGAGCGTAACATGCAAGGTTCTATACTTAAAAGAGACAACAAATTAAACCTAGCACGTAGAGTTAAACTAGGACACTATGCTCGTAAGAGTAGAAGACTTGGGAATAAAGCTAAACGTATAGGAAACAGGATGAAAAGGAAATAAATTATGTCTAACATGACTCGTAAATTTGTTGCAGATGATTACACTGGTGACTATGTATCAGATACAATTAAGGGCAACGCTAACGCTAACTCTAACAACACTCGTGGTGTTATACAAGTAACTATCCCAACAACAGCCAACGTAGCCTTAGAAATGAGACTAGACAGTGCGGCTCCTTGGTTCACTATTAAGACTTATACAGCTTCAGCTATTGAAGAAGTAGTGTTGGCTAACGAAATGAGAATAAGCGTAACAGGTGGTATAGCAGTAGCTTGGCTTTCGGAGACTCTATAATATGACAAACGTAATCAACAACATGATACCTAACTCAGGTGGTAGTGGTGCAGACTCTGCACAAGTAATACAAAATACAACAAACATAATAGGCGCTAATGGCGGTTATGAATTTACAGGTGGTTTCACAGACAGAGTTTCTGGAGCCGCTGGAGCATCGGACATTGGTAACGATGTAGAATACACTCAAGCTATGGTTGACTCTAGTGCTTGGTTACGTTTCGGTTTTGATGCTACTAGGCAACAAGCGAATGACACTCCTTATTGGGGTGACTCAGCAACTAACACTGATGAAGCTCCTCATGCGGGAACTACAGACTATATTGGTACAGGCTTATTCTCTGGTGCTTATATGCCACAGGGCGTAAACAATATGTTTGCCTTTGGTGAAGACACAGGTTACAACGCCGCTAGTACTTCTGGTACAGTATATAACGCCGCTACAGGTTCATACCGTATGGATGAGCTTAGTGTAGGTGATTTCTGTCAGTTTAGATTTGACTTTAACTTAACTCCACAGTTTGCTAATACAACTGTAGAAGTAGGTTTAATCTGGGCAACTAGAGATGCTAACGATGCAGTAACCTTTACTTTCGCTTTAACTGGTGAGCCATTATTCTATGGTGCGGGAACAACAGGACAAACCTTCCTTAACAGACCTATCACAACAGCTTACTTAGCTAGTGATGAAGATGTTAATGCTAGAGCGTTACCTGCTATTCGTGCAGACCAACCAATATTCATACAACCATTAACAACACTATTTACGGTAGGGAGATAACACATGTCTATACGTATTCAACGTAATGAAAATGCTAATGCTATTACCTTCGTAGGTTCTTCACAGCCAGCTTACTGGAACAACTGTTTAGAAGGTGAAGTTAATGAAACAGACAACACTCGTGTAAACGTAGTAAATACAGTACGTACAACTGACTCTGACAATAAAGTATTTGAGTTCTTTGCGGTTCCTTTTACAGAATTCCGTACAGCACTTGGTACAGCTTTCTCAACAGCTCAAGAATGTGCAGACTATATAACAGCACAGGCTAACGCTACAGCTATTGGTATCATTGAATTCGGAGCTACAGATGTTGTAGACTTCCAAAGAGATGCTACTAACACTACTATACTAGCTTCTACAGGACACTCTTATCCTGTGAACTCTATTAAAGCAGTAGCTCAAGCAGATGGTACAATAACAATTAAAGAGAATGTAGACGACGGTGCAGACCTTATGAGGTTTGTTCGTAGAACTAACGTTACTTTCGGTGGACAAACCCAAGCTCAACAGCTTACACCTGTAGTAAACGCTCTTAATGGCTTATTTACAGTAACACCTGTAGGTACTGGTGCAGATGATAGATTTATCTCTAACACTTACACAACTAACTCTCCGGCAACAACTGTCTTTGGTGATGTTACTAAAACAATTAGTGGTGGACAACCTATAGCATTAAAAGGAACTAACAATGGTTCAGATTTTAATGACGGTTTCTTTACATCAGATAACCCTATATCAGCTAACGGAGAATACTTCCAGTTTGATAACTCAGGACATGACCCTCTAAAGAAGATGATGATTGGCTTAATGTTGACATCAGAAGTTTCTGTAGCGGCTCTAGAAGACAATACTGTAACAGGTGAAGACATGGACTTAGCAGTTCGTCTTAAGCCTAACGCTACTTATGAGCATTCACCTTATGGTGCTGTGATTGAGAATGGAATGTTCTCTAACCCACAACGCTCTGACGAGTATCGTGCAGGGATTGATAATGACGGAAGACTATTTATATCTCATTATAGCGAACAAGCAAGTGAATGGCAAGTAATTGTTCGTTCAGCACTTGTAACAGCTAATGAAGAGTATAGCTTAGTAATATTCTTAAAGCAAGAAAATGCGGCTTGTAGTTATGTAATAACTGGTAAAGAAATATACAGCGGACCTGTAATGACTTATCACTACATTGAATCTCCAGATGGTGACTTCTATTATCCTCTATTCACAACAGAAGCAGAGGCTAATCAAGAAGACATTAACAACGGTGGTTCTGGTACTAATCATTCTCATGTCTTTGCAGATGAAACACCTACCCAACAAACATGGTATATGCCTTCAACAGGCGGAACTCATGCGGGAAGCTCGGCTCCAAGCAACACAGCAGACATAACTTATAACGTTATTTCTACAGGTGCAGATGCTAACTATGCTCCAGCGGCTTTCACAATTACTGATTTAACAGTAGATGAGAATACAGCAGTTAACTATCAAGTAGCTCCAGCAGGGGCAACCTATACTACAACTGTATCAGGTTTACCGTCTCAGTTAAGCTTATCAGGAAACAACATTGTAGGTACTGCGGCGGAAGTGGCAGGAACAAACGATGTAACACCTAGCGTAACTTCAACTGTGACTGTTACGAGAACTAACTCTTTTGGTTCTACAACTAGTGACTTTGATATAACAGTAACTAACCTAGACGCACCAGCTCCTTCATTAAGCAGTTGGACACACGTAACAGGTTCAGGAGCAATGGTTGACGCTGACACACTAGATGATGACAGTGTGATGAATTATGATGATACAACAGCTCAAGGTAAACGAGTTGTGTTCTCAGCGGCTTTTGTTGAAGGTTTATTTAACAGCATGGGTACCACAGGTAGCTCACTGAATGCGGTCTTTATTGGCTTCGTAGCAGACAATGCTAACCTTCAAGCTGGTTCAGCACAAGGATTTGGTTGGCAAGATGCGGACATGAAGCTAGGCTTCAGACTTCACATAGAGAGTAATGGTAGTAAAGTCGTAACAGGCGGCGGTAGTATGACAATGTTTGGTAGCGGTACTTTTAACCGTGACTTAGTGTTATTCCACGATGCTCCGGGTTCAGGTAAGCTTATAAGTGCTGTTACGACTGCAGGCACAGGTGCTACAATGGCTACTCCAGTTTTCTATAACACCAGTGTAAACGCAGGTGTAGGAGATGAGCAAGTAGTAATTGCGGCTCGTGAAACTACCGTAGATGTAACAGACACAGGTATTGCTCACTATGACAACCCTGTTGTTTCAAACAACCTAACAGACTGGACTAAGGCTTTAGACTTCAGTGGTTCTAATGAACACGCAAAACAAGTAGGTCCTCAAAGCTCTTATATGCCAATTAAAATGAGTTATACAGGAACAACTGTTCCCGCTCATACTACTGACAGCAACAAAACATCAGACTCCTTGGATGCAAGACCTTGGGCTACATCTATCGTGTTTAAAACTGATGGAAACAGCAGTAATCAACACATCTGGAATATGGGCGCAGGAGCAAGTACAGGGAATGATAACATCTACCTACGTACAGACAGCTTCCGTAATCTTTGGTTCCAGTGGGGTCGAGAGGGCGTTGGTTATAACGAGTGTAAGATTCTTAGTAGCATGAGCACTAGCCAATGGTATGGTGTTTACATTGCTCACAAAGGACAACGTTATAATGCTTCAGATGCCACAGCGGCTAACTTAGCTGGTGCGTTTGATATCCGTGTAATGAGTTCTAGTGATAGCTTTGCTTCTGTAGGTACAAACAAGAGTGTAGTTAACCAGTGGACAGGTACAGGTGCTACAATGGACAGACAGATTGGTGGTGACCTTACTATTGCTGGTCGTGGTAATAACAGAAACTTCCACGGTAAAGTGGCGGCTACAGTTATGACTACACTGAAGTACAACGAAGTTATGCCTAATGACGCTGAAATTAAGCTGATTATTACTGACCCAAAGAAGTGGATAAGTAACCACAAACTAGAAGAGATTCACAGAATCAGCAACGCTGTAAGTCAAACAACTTGGAACTCTTATGCATCCAATACTTATGGTGCTACTCAAGTGTGGTTAATGGGTGATGGTTCTTCTGACTCTTATGCTAATGGTATAAGAAATGAAGTTTATCCTTCAGACCAGAGCTATACTAAGTTACAGCTTAACAATATGGTATCTAACGATATAGAGACAGTATCTATTCCGGGTCTGTCTTAATAAAAAATAAAAATAAATTTGCGATTCCCCTAACGGGGGATTGCTCTAACACAACCCTAACATGCCCATTCGAGAATCGGCAGGAGGAGACAATGGCAAGAAAAAGAATAAACAGCAAATCCAAGGACTTATTAAACGGTCCGGGTACTGTGTTGATGTCGGTAATAGACGGAGAACAGATAAGAATGAGCATCACTGCGGGATGGTTGACAAACTTATCAGGCTACACGATAACATGTAAAATCGTAGAAGCCGATACTAGTAATATAAACCACTTTGCGGCAGATAAAGACGACAGACTACCGATAATGCCACAAGCAGGTGGGCAGGTGGTTGACGTATCTATAATTGATTTAGACGTAAACGATAACGCTTTTGAAATCGTTTTACCAGAAAACATCACTGATGGTTTCACAACAATGCCTTTACCAGAGCAACCAGCTTATGGTTGGATTGGTGTAGAAATTGCAGATGCTGGGGTTGGTGCTAATCAACAGATATGGAAACCTTTCCGGGGTCTTGTCGAAATACTATATAGTCCAACGGAGGCAATATAAATGAGCATAACTGCAACCACAGTTAATGAATATACTATCTCGTTAAGCAGAACCGGTGGTCAAGGTACCAAAGGGGATAGCGTAACATCTGCGGCATTAGTCTCAGGAGAACTTATTCTAACTATAACAAGAAGTGATGGAACAACTTACACTTCAAACGCAGGACGTATCTCAGAGACTTTAGGTATCCAAGATATGAACGACGTTACTTTAAACAACTTAGCTGACAACGCAGTACTACGGTACAACGCAACAGCAGGGGAGTGGCAGAACCATCAGTTGACGACATCTAATATAACTGACATCGACAACACAAACAAAGAAGACGGTGCTGTCTTAGTATACGACAACACTGCGGCAAAATACCAAGCGACTAATCGCATTGAAAAACAAACAACACACATAATCGGAGGTAGCTTCTAATGGCAACTAAAATTTTACTTAAAAAGAGTGTTACTGGCGGAGCTTCCCCATTAACTTCAGACCTAGACCAAGGTGAATTGGCAATCAACCTAGTAGACCAGAAAATCTACACAAAAGACAACGGCAACAACATTGTTGAAATAAGCGGCGCTTATGTAGACTCAGTTGCACCAGCAAACCCTGTTGAAGGTGACGTATGGTACGACACAGTTGCTAACCAACTTAAAGCATACGATGGTTCTGCTTTCCAAGCGGCTGGATACCAAACTGTATCTGCGTTAGAAGATGTTACACTAACATCAATCGCTTCTGGCGACCACCTAACATGGAACGGTTCTGCATTTGTAAACTCTAACCTAGAGTCAGATGTTGAAGGATTCTTCTCAGTAGTAGATGCTGGTGGAGACGGTTCTTTAACTTATGCTAACGGTGTTCACACATACACTGGCCCAAGTGCGGCAGAAACTCGTGCACACTTCACAGGTGGAACAGGCGTTTCAATCGTAGCTGGTGAAGTAGCAATCGGACAAGCTGTAGCAACTACAGACAACGTTGAGTTCAACAAAGTAACTACAGACCTTATCGAAGGTGGCTCAGTAATCACTATCGACCCAGCTGGTCTTGGTGACAACACTGGTGAAGTTATAATTGCTGGTGACTTAACAGTTCAAGGTACTACAACTTCTGTAAACTCAAATGAAGTAAACATTGGTGATGCAATCATCTTGTTGAACGCTGACGAAACTGGTGCGGCTTCTGCTCCTGCAGGTATTGAAATTGAACGTGGCACAGACTCTAACGTTTCTTTCATCTGGAACGAAACAGCAGACAAATGGGACCTAAACAACGAAGAATTACAAAACGTAGTTCTAGATGGTGGTTCTTACTAAATAGCTCTGGGGGTGTCTCTATAGGCACCTCCACCTCACACATAGGAAAGAAGCCCAATGGCAACTAAAATTATTCATAAGAAATCCTCGGTAGCAGAGAAAGTGCCTTTAGCAACTGACTTAGAAGTCGGTGAAATAGCGCTTAACCTTGCAGACCGAAAGATTTATTCAAAACAAACAGACGGAACTGTTGTAGTAATGTCTCCGCAATCAGTTGGAGACCAAACTTCATTAGGTGCATGGACAATCGGTGAAGCAGGAAGCGTAGAATGGGCATTGCAAGAAGCAAGCGGCTCTATACTATTTATGTATGGCCCGTCCACTGCTATGTCATTTGACTCAGATGGCCAAATAAACATTTCTGGTGATTTATATCAGGGCGGCACAGTATCCGCTAGCCCTATTAACTCAGAGCCTCAAGAAAATGACGAATGGTCTTACCACAATTCTTTAGATAAGTTCTTCTTCCAATATGGACAGAACAACAAGTTTATGGTAGATGGTGACGGAGATTTAACAATTCCCGGAGACTTTGAAGGTGACGCAACAATAGACGGAACTAACAGCTCTAGCTACTACTTCTACTTTAGTGGAACACCAGTAATAGAAATGACTGCTTCAGGCGACTTAAAGTCAGCAGTAAGCTTAAACACAAACGCAAACATTTAATGCTAATAGAAAAGGAATTCGACGATGGCAATTAAAGTAACAGGTACTACGGTCATAAACGACTCACGTAATATCGAAAACATAACAACAATTAACGGTACCGCTTGGGCTACTGTAGTAGCTAATGCTTCTGCAGGTTCAGAAGTTACTGTAAACGAGCTAACAGACGTTACGCTAGGGACACTATCAACTGGTGAAGTTCTACAATACAACGGTTCTGCATGGGTTAACACAGGTCTTGACTTCACAGACATCGCTAGCACACTAGCAGATGCTCAAGTAGTAGAAAGCAATGTAACTCAGCACGAAGCGGCTTTAACTATTACTGAATCACAAATTAGTGACTTAGGTACTTATGAGACAGCTGACTCAACTATATTAAAAGACGCTGATATTGGCGTAACAGTACAACCTTTCGGTGCTTACGAACCACAAGACGCAACAATCTTAAAAGATGCTGACATCGGCATAAACGTACAAGCATACAATGCTAACTTAGTATCTGACGCTACTTACGTTAAAACAGACGAAAACTTTACTACAGCTGACCATGCTAAATTAGATGGTATTGAAGTAGGTGCGACTGCAGACCAAACTAAAGCAGACGTTGAAGGTCTTGGAATTGCTTTCTCAAGCATTTCAGCTACACCAACAACAGTAGCAGGATACGGAATTACTGATGCTTACACAGGTGCTTTTGGAGACTTAACAGGTACACCTACTACGGTTTCTGGATACGGTATCACAGACACTTATACTACAACAGAAGCAGATGCGGCTATAGCCACAGCAGTAGGCAACTTAGTAGACTCAGCACCAACAGCTTTAGACACGCTAAACGAATTAGCGGCTTCTTTAGGCGATGACGCTGACTTTGCAGGTTCTGTAACTACTAACCTAGCTGGAAAATTAGACTTAGCAGGTGGTGCATTAACTGGTGCAGTAACAACAACTTCTACAATCGCTGGACGTGATGTAGCAACAGATGGTACTAAGTTAGACGGTATTGAAGCTTTAGCTGACGTAACAGACACAGCTAACGTAACTGCGGCTGGAGCCTTAATGGATTCAGAAGTAACTAACTTAGACCAAGTAAAAGCTTTTGATAGTGCAGACTATGCAACAGCGGCACAAGGTGCATTAGCGGCATCAGCGCTACAGTCTTACACTGTAACTGAAGGTGACGTAACAGGACATCAAGCGGCTCTAAGCATTACTGAATCACAAATAAGCGATTTAGGAACTTACGAAACAGCAGACGCTACTATTCTTAAAGACGCTGACATCGGTGTTAATGTTGAAGCTTATGACGCAACTATTCTTAAAGATGCAGATATTGGTGTTAACGTTCAGGGTTATGATGCGAATCTCGTTTCAGACGCTACTTACGTAAAAACAGCAAATGACTTTACAGATACTTTACTGACTAGACTAAACAACATCGAAGCGGGTGCAGACGTAACAGACACATTGAATGTTACTCAAGCTGGAGCCTTAATGGATTCTGAAGTAACTAACTTGGCTGACGTTAAAGCATTTGACCCTACAGACTACGCTACAGCGGCACAAGGTACATTGGCAGACTCAGCACTACAGTCTTATACTGTTACTGAATCAGATGTTACAGGTCACGAAGCGGCTTTAACTATTACTGAATCACAAATTAGTGACTTAAATGCTAACTATGTAGTAGATGCTACTTATGTTAAGACTGACGAGAACTTTACAACTGCAGACCATACTAAGCTAGATACTATCGAAGATAGTGCTACAGCTGACCAAACAGGCGCAGAAATAAAAGCTCTATATGAAGCTGAAACTAACGCTTACACAGACGCTTTAAATACTAAACTTGCGGGTATCGAAACAGGTGCTACAGCTGACCAAACTAAAGCTGACATTGAAGGTCTTGGAATTGAACTTCCAGCGGCTAACCTAACAGGTACAATAGCGGCGGCTCGTTTAGACACAGCAACAACACAAGCTGAAACAGACGACTCAACTAAGATTGCTACAACAGCTTTCGTTACAGACAAAATCGAAACACTTATCGGTGGCGCTCCGGGTACATTAAATGACCTTAACGAACTAGCGGCGGCTATCAATGACGATGCTAACTATAACACTACATTAACTACTGCTCTAGGTACTAAATTACCAAAAGCTGGTGGAACAATGTCTGGTGATATTGACATGGGTGGTAACAAAGTACTATTCAACAACATGTATGCAACTGAAGGCGACTTGCCAAGTGCTACAACATATCACGGTATGTTTGCTCACGTACACGGTACAGGTGCAGGTTACTTTGCACATAGTGGTTCATGGGTTAAACTAGCAAATGATTCTCAAATATCTGATGAGAACTTTACAACTGCTGACCATACTAAGTTAGACGGTATTGAAACAAGTGCTACAGCTGACCAAACAGGTGCGGAAATAAAAGCCTTATATGAAGCTGAAGCTAACGCTTACACAGATGCTTTAAACACTAAACTTGGCGGTATTGAAACAGGTGCGACAGCAGACCAAACTGATGCAGAAATCAGAGCGGCAGTTGAAGCGGCTACAGACAGTAACGTATTCACAGATGCAGACCATACTAAACTAAATGGTATAGCGGCAAATGCTACTAACGTAACTGACAACAACCAAATTGCTAACGGTGCAGGCTACATTACATCTTTCACTAACACTACTTACAGTGCCGGTGCAGGACTTGATATATCAGGTACAACTTTCAGTGTTGAAAGTGACTTGCGTGGTGATGTTACTCAAATTGGTCCAGACACTAATGATTACTACCTTGTTGGGTCAACTACACACAAATGGTTCTTAGATGGCAACGAAGACATGCGTCTTGAGAATGATGGTGACTTACACGTTGATGGTAACGTTGTTGCTTACTCTACAACTACTTCAGATGAGCGTCTTAAGAAAGACATCGTGAAGATTGACAATGCTTTAGATAAAGTATCTCAGTTAAACGGTTACACATTTGAGTACTTGAACGATGGTAAGAAGTCTGCAGGTATACTTGCTCAAGAAGTTGAAGCAGTAATGCCAAGTGCGGTTTCAGAAATGAAACTACCACTTAAGTCAGATGATGACCAAGAGTACAAAGTAGTTCAGTATGACCAATTACATGGTTTGCTAATTGAAGCAATCAAAGAACTAAAATCTGAAATAGAAACATTGAAAGGGTAAGCTATGCCAGTAACTAGTAGTGGTCAAATCGGAATAAACGATATAATGACCGAATTAGATATCACTGGACAAACTGCTTTAAATGATGAAGATGTCAGGGGCCTTATTGATAAGGCTTCTGACACTCAGATGGCAATGAACGAGTGGTACGGTGCACAAAGCGCATTCCCATTTACATATTCAGGAAACGCAGAGACAACACAAAACGTAAGTACACTGGCTACTGCGGCAGGTTGGGATGGTACAGTTCCAGTTATAATGACTATATCATCTTCTGCTTCTCTTCACTCAGGCCAACGAACCCAACCCGCCTTAACATTAGACGTAGCAGGTTCAACTATTATTAATAATGGTAAAATTGCGGGTCGTGGAAGTAGTGCAGCAAGTGACGGCGGTGATGCTCTAAGTATTACTGTTTCTGGTTGTACAGTCCAAAACAACTCCGGCGCATTTATTGCAGGAGCCGGTGGAGGCGGTGCCGGTAGCCAAGGTGGCGGTGGCGCAGGTCAAGCTACTTTAGGTTCTAACGGTTCTGGTACTGGCACAGGCTCAGGTGCTTCTTGTTACGGTGGTTTAAACCGAACAAACGGTTCTGCTAGTGGCTGTTGTGCTTTCTGGACATACTCAGGTGCCGGCGTTGGTGGGCCTCAAGGTGGACAAAGTGTCTCTGGAACAGCATGTGGCGGCGGTAGCTGTTTATCATGTGGTTCATTCTATGGTGGTGGTTGTGCTAACGTAAATGTAAGTAGTTGTACAAACAAAGCCCCTGCGGGCGGTGGTTCTGTATTAGATGCATCATCTAACGTTGATGGCTCTGGTACTAACGGCGGCGGCGGTTGGGGTCGAGTTGGTAAAGGCGGCGGCGGTGCCGCTGGTGAAGCCATTGCAACAAACCAATCCTATACCTATACTAACAACGGAACAGTGTACGGGAGTGTATAATGAAATTAGCAGATAAAGAAACAGCGCAAGAAAGACTTGCAATTTGTAAAGCGTGTCCGTTCTATAAACTTAGAACTTGCACTAAATGTGGATGCTTCATGCCTTTTAAAACTAAACTTTTAGGGCAAGTGTGTCCAGAAAGTAAATGGTGATATTATGATATTTGAAGAAGAAACAATAGTGTCTTATTTTGCTCACAACAGAGAAGAAGATTACGAGACTTTTGAAGAAGCTAAACAAGTAGTATTTGAAGACATTAATCATTATTGTAACGATTATGCTGATTTAGTACGAGTTAAAAAGGTTGAAGTTAATGCAGACGGAAGCTACAAACTACTGTCAGGAAAATTAACTCACGATGAGCTTTGTAACTTAGAAGACAGTCAATACCTTTGTTATTCTATGTATGCGGGTAACGGTATGCAAGTTTTCTGCAATAGTGTTGAAAAAGTTAACAGACTAATTGCCTTAAATAAACTTAAGAAAGTCCAATCTTTCGCTTTTGTTACAAAAGAGACTATGACTGTTCGTGACCAAACTAATGATAAAGGTTTTGTTATACCTGAAACTGTAATAGTAGAAGGGGAAGATTACCCTCACGACTTAGGAGAAAACCCATTAGCTTCTGATTATGTTCAGAACGGAGTAGGTTTAAACTTAATAAATGAGTTTGATTACGAAACAATCACGATAGAAGTAAAAGGCTTTTTAACATAGTGGTTAAAGTAAACCCTAAATACTTTTTAGATGCTGACAGACTAGACTTCATGTGTAAATACTTATATGTGAAGTCTAAGTCTGAAGGCTCTAACCATATGCATTATAAAAGTATATACGAAGAGCACATATTTAAACAGACTAGAGGCATAGAGCCTACTGATATGCATATCATTAATCAGCCTCGTAAGAATACAGTAAAAGACTATACTGATAGTTTTGACCGTTTAATTAACAACTTTAAAACACACGGATACAATCAGGACTACCCTATACACTGTAATTCTATAAAAAGAATAAATGGTGGTGCGCATAGAATAGCGTGTGCACTATACTACAAACAACAAATTCCTATTGTTATACACAACGATACGGAAACTAAACATATCTGGGATAGAGCTTGGTTTGAAAGCCATAGCTTCCCTGAAGAAATTATTATAGAACTGGAGGAGACTTTTGTTAAACTCAGTTGTAATAGGTAACGGCAAATCCCGTGAAGGCAAAGACTTAAAGACTATACAGAACGCTAATATAATAGCATGTAACTGGTTCTTTAAGCACGAATTCGAGCCAGACGTTCTAGTGACCTCTGACGAAGATATTACTAACTATATACTAAAAATGTATCCTAACTTTAGGTGTCATTATAAAGCTAAAAACAATTACTCATCAGGAGCAACAGGTACAAGAGTTGCTATTGATAAGTTTAACTCAGACAATATATTTTTAGTAGGTATGGACTTCTTTGGCATAGATGGCAAGGTAAATAACGTATACTCTGGAGAGTTATATTATACTCCTGAGAACTTTATAGCGCCTGACAGCAATGAATGGCAAATACAATTTGAAGAAATAATACGAGAAAGAGTTGATGTTAACTTTTACCATGTTGACCCTCTTAACGAAATAAGTCCTAACAGACTTTTAAAATTAAATAACTTTCATCAATTAACCTACAAAGGCATGGTTGATAAGTTAAGTAAAGGAGAAATTAAATGAGTCAAATTTCATTACAAGAAAATGACGCAAAATTAGACGGCATTGAAGCAAACGCTAACAACTACTCACACCCAACAGGTAACGGTAATAACCATATTCCTAGTGGCGGTGCTAGTGGTCAATTTTTAGGATACTCTTCGGCAGGAACTGCGTCTTGGGTGGCTTCACCTAGCCCAAGTATGACTTTTGGTGCTGTTGGTACTTATGTTTGGGCGCATAACACGGGTAACACACTCACACACAACTCAACTTGGTCTGGTAGTAATCTTACCGTTATCGCCGCAGTTACTGGTTCACCTAATGGTGATATCTACACTTATAACACCACAAAACCTTCAATCTCCGGAACATGGAGAGCTATTGGGGGCGGTGACGATACTCGTGGTAGTCACCATAGGATGTTAACCCTATTTATCAGGATTTCATAAAATGATAACAATAACAGAAGTGCGTAACGCACAATCATTAAACGCAGAAAATACTGCATTTGAAGTAGAAATTAATCATCCAGAACATGGTTGGATACCTTATGGGTTAATGCCTGATGATACAGATAATACTGTAGACAACAGCGTATTGCTTGTACTTATCGGCTCAGACTATGCGGCGTATGTAGCACCTACTCAAGAAGAACTAGATGCAGAAGCGGCTGAAGCTATAAGAAACTTAAGAGATGGTATTCTAGCAAGAGACGTAGACCCTATCGTAAGCAACCCGCTTAGATGGGCTAGCCTAACAGAAGCGGAACAGCTGGCTATAGCTAACTATAGAACAGCTTTATTAGACATAACAACTCAAGCAGATTTTCCTTATAGCGTCGTTATGCCTACCAAACCAGAATAAGGAGAATTTAAATGAGTCAAATATCATTACAAGAAAACGATACTAAACTAGACGGCATTGACACAAATGCTAACAACTACTCGCACCCTACAGGTGCAGGAAACAACCACATCCCTTCAGGCGGAAGCGTAGGGCAAATCTTAGAAAACACTGCTTCTGGTACTGTTCAATGGGCAGACGCTACAGGTTCTATATTCCCTGCGTTTGCTAACAGCACTTGGACAACAGGTACTTTTACATCTTCAGGGAATACCACATCATTTACAGCGCCAACTGGCGGTAACGGTATTTTCTTCGTTGGAAGAGCTCAATTCAGGTCAAATAATACATCAGTAATGGGCTCTATGAGTTCATCTATCTCAGGAACAGGAAGTTACTGCATGTTTGGTGGCGACTACGGAGGCTATCTTACTTCTGGTGGCAGTGCTGGCCCAAGCGGCGCAGTGGCAGGTAACCCTATTAATCATGGTATGCAAGGCTTTCTAGCTCCCGGAGGTTCTCTAAACTTCAATGCGGCGGCACCTAACTATAACATGTATTTCAACATAAGCATGAGATACAAAACAGTATAAAAATAACAATCATCCCCTCGGGGGTGGTAAACTTTACTCTAAAACAAGGACTATTCATGTCAAAAAAGAATTCTCGCTTTGCAACTAAAAAAGATTCACGTATGCCTAAATACATGAGAGAAGAGGATGAACGGAGAAATCCGAATAAGTATAAGAAATTTAATACTAATTTTCATGTCTTACCAAAGAATGAAAAACAAGATGACTTGATTAATGCGATAAAACATAACCCAATAACAGTTACTATAGGCTGTGCAGGTACCGGCAAAACGTACTGTAGCGCAGGAACGGTAGGACAGTTATTTATGTGGGGTAAATATAAGAAGATTGTTCTTACAAGAGCAAATGTTCCTACAGGAAAATCACTCGGACACTTTCCGGGAACTGTAGAAGAGAAGATGACACCTTGGTTAATGCCAATGTTAGAAGTTTTGAGTAAAGCTTTTGGACAAGGTAAGTATGAATACATGCTAGCTAAAGGTGAGATAGAGATACAACCTATCGAAACAATAAGAGGTCGTTCCTATGAGAATGCTCTCGTGCTTGTAGATGAAGCACAAAATTTATGTATGGATGAGCTAAAGGCGATTACAACCCGTCTAGGAGAAAACTCTAAGCTAGTGCTTATGGGTGACCCTGCTCAGTCCGATGTTAAAGATGGTCGAGACCTTATGACATTCTGTCGTAAAGTTAATGGGGCGGGTTTAGATATACCTGTAATACAATTCAGCGTTGAGGATATTGTTAGAAGCGATATCGTAGCTGACCTAGTGCGACTATTTATAGAAGAAGAAATGTAACACACAGAGAGAGCCTCTGGTAGCGTTTGATGGGGACTATTATCAAGACGTTGCTAGAGGCTGTCCTCGTGCCACTTT